GTGCACGCCGCGGTCGCGATCGCCTCGGCGGCCAGCGACTTGCCGGTCCCCGGCGGACCGCAGAACAACAACCGCACCCCGCGCGAGGCGCGGGCGCGGTCGCGCAGCCCCCACTCGTCGAGCACCAGCGGCTCCAATTCCAACCGTGCGACCGCGTCTCGGAGCTGGGTCGCCGGATCCTGCGGTAGCACCAGGCGTTGCCAGGGCACGGCCGGCGTGGTCATCGTCACGCCCCGGGGCAGCGCCACCGACGCACGGGTGCGGATCATCGCCGAAACCTCTTGCAGCCCAACGCTTGTCGGGCCCAGCCGCTCATACACCTCGGCGTCGGTGGCGATGTCGGGATACAGCGCGGGGTCGATCGGGTGGCGGGCGGCCAGCGTGGCTGCGAACTCGGACAGCTGCGGCAGCGTCGCGCGCCACGCGTCGCGGTGGTCCGGCACGCCCACCGGCCCGGTGGGCACGGTGAGCACGGCGCGCTGTGCGACGACGCGCACCCCGGCGGGTGGGGCGCACACCATGATCGGCGGCGGCAGCGCATCCAGCGCGACATCGACGACCGCCGGGGAGTCGCTTGGGCGGGCGCACACCACGACCGGGGTCGCGCCACGCGCCGCCGCGTGCGCCACCAGCCCGGCGATGCCGTCGGCATCGTTCGGTGCCACGAGCGCAGCGACCAGCTCCACGCCGGCCTGGGCTGCCAGCGCCACGCACCGGCCGAGCGCGACCCGCTCGTCGGCACTGGTGAGCAACACCGTGACCGGCTCGTGGCGTTCCAGCGCGCGCACCACGCGCCGCTGGTCGATGCCCCCAAGCCAGCGCTCCAGGCCGACCATCGGACCTTTGACCGCCATCCGGCTCAGCGTGGCCGGCCACGCGTCGTAGCCGTGCAGCGCGTCCCACAGGTTGTCGGCCAGCACCAGCGACTGCTCGAACAACGTTCCGCCGCCGACGGTGCGCACCAGCCTGGTTCGCGCGGCCACACCCTCGGCAAGCAGCCGCCGCATGGCCGGGCGGGCGTCGAGGCCGTCGCCGAACACCAGCGCCGCGAGGCCGACCGTGGGCCGCGGCTCGCCCTGCGGGTGAAAGGCGCGGAACGTCGCCGCCAATCCCTCGTGCTGTTCGGGCAGCCCCGCGAGCAGCAGCAGCTCGGTCTCCCGGCCGGTCAGGTCATAGCGGGCGGCCAGCAGATCCAGCGGCTGGTCGGCGGCGAGGCCGACATTGTCACCGCCGACGGCCGAAACCGAATCCGCCCACCGGTTCATGAATGACACCGCCTCGGCCGCACCGGAATCCGGTCGGCACGTTTGCTCCACGACCGCGGCCACGCGGCGGGCGAGCCCGGCGGCGCGCACGCTGAGCTCCCGACTGGCCCACTCGGGGTCGACGCCAGGCAACACGGCGACCTCACGCATAGCGGAACCTCACGACGTAGCCCAGCCACGGCACCCATCCCGGATCCAGGTCCAGCCCCGCGCGCCGCACGTCGACATCGACGTCGGCCAGCGCCAGGTGCACGTCGACCCAGCCCGGCTCGCGTTCGATGTGCCCGGTCCGGGCCGTCACGCCCGCCACCACGATGGCGGGGTCGTCGTCGTGGTGCAGCCGCGCCGCGGCGGCCTGCGCCCACGCGCGGGCGTGATCGTCGATGCGGCGCTGCGCCCCGACGGGCGGCGGCGTGCTGGTCCAGCCGGGGGGCACCCGCCGCGGGTCGAGGCCGGCGAACGCGAGCACCGCGGGGTCGTCATCGGCTGCGGCGACCAGCCAAAGAGCCACTCGCGCAAGCAATTCCGACCCGGGGATCCCGTCGAGGACCGGGTCGGCGAACAGCAGATCGGGCATCGCCGCATCAGCCGCGGCATTGAGCAGATATAGCAGCCCGGCGTGGTTGGTGGGCTCGCCTCTCGGCTCATCCGGGTGCTCGGCCGCCGCGTCCTCCGCGTCCGCGGCGATGCCGGCGGCCGACGGACCGGCGGCCAACGGGGCCGCCGCATCCTGTGCGTGCGCGGCGCTGCTGTTCGCCGACCGACCGGCGGCCGACCCGCCGTTTCGTGTCTGTTGCGGTGTGCCGAAGTGGGCTGGGGGGTTTGGCGTTTCGGGAATCGGCTGCACCGCACCGGCCAGCACGGCCGCGACGGTCAGGCACAGCGGGAGACCCCCGGCCCGGGCCAGCGTGGCTGGTTCGGATTCGGCCACGACGAGAACGGCCAACGCCCGCGCCGTCGGCCCGGCGAGCCGCAGTCGCGACCCACGCGCCGCCGCGGCGATCGCCGACGAGCCGACCACCCGGGACGCGTGGCCGAGGTCCCCGGCGCCCGCGTTGACGCCACCCCCGCCCGCGTGGGCGCCGGCCACCAGCCGCGAGGAGCGCGGGATCTCGGTGACGAAGACGCCAGGGACACCGTCGCCTGGCCCGGCGTCCACTGAGGCGTCCACCATCCCGTTGCGCACCATCGCCGCCGCGCCGCGAGCCGTCGACCCGGCCAGATGGGCGCCGATCACTATGTCGGCCAACCGAATCCATCCGACCTCGCCGAACAGCCGGTGCAGCGGCGCCAGGCCCACGCGGGCCGCCGCCCTGCTGACCGCGGTGAGAGCCTGGTCGGGGCGGGTGGCCAACGCGTTGAGCACACACAACGCCGGCTCGTGCCGCACACCGTCGAGATCAGCGATGAGCCCGAGCCGCGCCCACGCCCATGCCCGCTCGAAGCGTCGCGCCGCCGCCGATGCCACCAGGTCCGCCAGCCCCTCGACCGGACGACGGTAGTGCACCACTTCCCCGCTGCCAGCCACTTCCCCGTTGCCGACCGCGTCGGCGATTGCGTCGAGGACCGCGCTCGACAGCGCCTCTTCCAGGGACGCGTCGGGCCGCCCGAAATCCAGCGCAGCGGATACCGCGACGCGGTGAATCAGCCACTCGCCCTCGGCCGCCAGCGGCCGCGAGCGCAACGACTGGTCGAGCCGCACGTCCGCGACACGGTGCACGATCCGGTTGACCCGCTCCGCGCAGCCCTGGCCGTCGTCGGGCGAGCTGACGGCGATGCGGTCGATGGTCAGCGTCTCGGTCATCCGACCCGCACCGATCCTGCGATGCGTACACCGACCCGGGACCCGGCCGCTGGGGTGCCCACAAAGCCGTCGTCGCCGATGTTGGTGCGCGCCACGATCGTCGGCGAGAACTGCGACGGCGGCCCCACGAACGTTGTGATCGCAATCCGCAGCTGGGTGCCGACCCGCATCCCCACGCCCAGCTCGCAGACGCCGCCGAGCGTGTGGGCGGGGCGGTGCACCGCAAGGATGTTCTCCACCACGGCGCGGCGCTCGGCCGTTAGCACGGCCGGCACCAGGACGGTGAACCGGTGTGCGGCCAGCGAGAACGAGTCCTGACCCGGGCTGAGGCCGCCGATCGTGAAGCGGCCCAACATCCCGGTGGCGCGCAGCGATCCGCCCACGTTCGGCGGCGGCGCTCCGCCCGGCTTCGTGCCCAGCACCGTGCCGCCCAGTCCCCGCAGCTGCCAGTCTTCGACGATCACCGGGGGGCGGCCCAAATAGATTTCCAGGATCCGCACCAGCGAGTCCTTGCTGCCGCGCCGTCGGAACAGCGGGTAGGCCTCGGCGACGAGCTGCCGGCGCGCCGCCTCGGGCCACCGCCGGTCCAGGACCAGCCCGGCGAAACCGGCCAGCCACGCCAGCGTCTCCTGCGGCGTCGTGTAGGGGTCGAGCAGGATGGTCCGTAGCGCCGACTGCTCGTCGAGTTGATGCAGCATGCCCTCGGCGGGTGCGAGAAACCGCTGCATGAACGCGGCCGCGTTGTCGTCGCGCGACCAGGACCGCGGCAGTGTCTGCATCAGCTGGTGCCCCGGCCGCTCGATACGCATCGCGCGCACGCGCGGTGACAGCCGCGCCGCGCCGTGCAGGGATAGCTCCACCCACAGATACCGCCCGGGCGGCGCCGTCACCGGCGCCTCGTAGGTCTCGAACGGGTCGTCGGCGGGGATCTGGTCCCAGGGCCGCTCCCGCCCGGTGGGCCGGCGGTACACCTGAAACGGTCCCGGGGCGGCCGACAGCCGCAGCTGCGACGGCATCGGCGGGGTGGCTTCGGGGTCGGGCACGGCACTCCAGCCGCGATCCGGTGGGGTCGCCTCGAGCGGATCGAGGATTTCGTCGTCGTCGTCGGCGGTGAGGAACCGCAGACCGATCGAGGTGGTGGGCGGCACGCACGCATCGAGGAACACCCGACCCCAGGTGGTGCGGTACTGGCCGCTGTCGAGCCGATACGTCACAACCCAGCCGTCGGCGGCGTGCTGGGCGGTCGACGGGCCGGTCCAGCGGATCCCGTCGGACGCGGTGTATGCGATGCGGCCGTCCGGAGCGAAGGCGATCCCGCCCCCGTCGTATCTCTGGGCGGCGACCGGCTCGAGTTCGACCCAGCCCGACCCGCTGCGCTGGTAGCGGCGGAACGGCTCACCGGGCTGTTGGGCGATGACTAGGAGGCCTGAGGCGTTGATGTCCAGGTCGGAGGCGCCAGGCACCTCGAACAGCACCTTGCCGTCGCCCGAAGCGACAACCGCATACAGGCCGGCCGGGTGCCGCCACAGCACCAGTGGACCCGGGGCGACGCGGTGCGGGACGAGAGGCCCGTAGCCGCACGGTTGGGCCAGCTCCGGTCCGGTGAGCGGCCCCCGACGGCCGTCGATCCACACCAGTCCGTGCGGTCGGCTCAACAGCACCAGCGCCCGGCCGCAGACAGCGGCGACATCGACCGGGTGACTGCACACGGCGACGGTGCGGCGCAGCCGGTTCGCGGCCAGGTCCACCACGTCGATCACCCCGGCACCGGCCTCCAGCACGTAGAGCCGCTGGCGCCGGTCCACCGCGACACCGGTCGGATGCCGAAGCCCGCCGGGCACGGCCGACGGAGAGTGGGCGCCGGCCGGCCAGGTCGTCACGTCGACCCGGCCGCGCTCCGGGCGCGACACGTAAGCCCGGCACCACCGGTCGAAGGCGAGGCCGCCGGCGCGCTCGGCGCGCGCGCAATCCGACTCGCACGGCGGCCGTGCACCGAGCTGCCCACGCTCGGTGGCGGCTTCTGACCAGGTCAGCGTCACGCCGCCGCCGTCGAGCAGGGCGGTGTTCTGGTGCGCGCACCGCAACCACTGGTCGGGGTCGACGATCAGGCTCAGCGAACGGTCGGCTTGCATCAGCAGACCTCCGGTGGCAGCGGGACCAGCACTTGTGGCGGCGGCGCCGGCGGCACCACCTGGGCGCCGATTGGCAGCGGAGCGCCGCCCACCACGGTGATCTGCGCCAGCTCTGGCAGCTCCCAGCGTTGGAAGTTCACCAGCTCGGTCTGCACCGGCGGGACGCCGGTGATGATTTCGGCCAGGAACAGGCCCTCGAGGTAGTCGACGCCTTCGACCTGCACCGCGACCGCCTCGAGTTCGGCGCGGCGGACGGTGCGCCCCAGCGGCCATCCCCGCCCGTCCGGGCCGAACGGCGGCACCGGCGCCAGGTACTGCCGCAGGATCAGCTCCACCCATCGGCGCACGGCGTCGACCTGATAGCCACTGCTGACCGCGACACCGGCCGACACCGCGATCTGGCGGTAGGTCGGCGGGATCACGTAAAGCTCGGTCGTCACGAGTCGGCGCGCGTCGAGGATTGTGGCGACCCGGCGCAGCAGCCCCAGGTCGGGCACCGGCGCGTTGGGGTGCGCGACGTCCACGGCGGGAAAGACCACGACGCTGATGACGCCGGCGGCGTCGACGGCCGGGGCATCGGGGTGCAGCAGCGGCAGCGTCTCGGCGCGGATGACCTCCGGCAGCTGCTCGGCGAAGTCACGGAAGTCTTCGGCGATCACGGCCCGGTCGTGGCGGTGCACCTCGGCGGGGATCTGGTCGAGCGCATCGGTGAGCGACACGGTGTCCGAACCGCCGGCCGCCGGTAGCGGATTGGTGACCTGCACCCCGCCCACGCTGGTGATAGAAGTGATCGACCCCGCGCCCACGTTGCCGGCGACGCCGCCGCCGTACTGATAGGTCAGCGTGCGGATCCGCTGGCCCACCTGCGGCAGACGCTGCCCGAACGACACCTCACCGACGGCGTAGTCGACGGCGAAGGCGCGCGCGTCGGCGCTCACGGCGAGCAGGTCGTCGACCTCACTCCAGTCGTGCCACCCGTCGACCTCCTCGACCTGCAGCTGCACGGTGCCTTGCAGCACGGGATTGTGCGCCAGCGGCAGGGTTTGGCCGGGGTCCCCGGTGCCGGTGCCGAGCAGTTCGGGGGCGGCGTTCTGCGCCTGCACGGCGCCGACCGCGTTGATGCCAACCCAGCGCACCGCGTGGATGGTGTCCTGGCTGCCGTCGGGCCGGCTGGCCTGAATCCACGCGATCACGTTGGCGGCCTGCTTCTGATCGGTCAGCGGAGGCGGGCTGCCCGCGTCACCCGGGGGGGTGTCCAGCGGGGAGAACACGGGCAGCGTCTTCGGCAGGGCGAGCTGCACCACGCCGGTGGTGACCATGCCTTTGGTCGTATCGCCGACAACCGACAATTCGGTGAACGTGCTCGTGGCGGACGGGCCGTTCCACAGCCTCCACAACATGGGCGGCACGTCGGCGCCCAGACCCGAGGTGGGAGTGTCGTCGAGCCCGGACGCGCGGTAGGCCGGCGTGTCGGCGGGGGTCAGGTCCTGCAACACGAACGGTGTGGGCACCGCCTCGTCGAACGCGACGCCGAGGAACACAATCTGGCCGGAGAGCTGGGACACGTCGGTGGTGTCCTTGCGCAGCAGGGCAATCCACAGTGACTTGTCCAGCGTCTGCCCGACGTCGAGGGGCTGCGCGTCCGGTGCCAGCGGGTCGGCGGGCACCTGGGTCGTTTCGTAGAACAACGGGTTCTGCACCTTGGCGTAGGCGGCCGCGGCGTCGCGGCGCTCCTGCTCGGCCTTGGTGAGACTCGTTGTGGGGGCGGGCGTCTTGCCGACACCGACGACGTCGAGCGGCCACACGTACACCTCGCTGTCGGTCTGAAACGTCACCGAACCCGCGCGCGCCTCAGCGCCTTGAAGGATCTGCACTCCGGCGGCCAGGTCGGTGCTCGCGGCCAGCAGCGCCGACGCGGGCTGCGCCGGGAGCGGCTGCACGCCGAGCAGGCGCAGGAACGCCAGCTTGGTGGTGTCGGGGATCTGGTTGAACCGGAACAGCAGCGCCTCACCGAGGTAGGCGAACAGCTCCAGCAGCGCGATCCCGGGTTCGCTCTCGTTGAAGTCGGTCCACTCCGGGGTGTAGACCGGGATGCGGTTGACCAGTTCGTCGCGCAGCTGTTCAAACGTGCGGTTGTCCAGAATCGGGCTGATCAGCGCCATGACGCACTCACCCGCCTTCGGCGGGGACCGCTATCCCAGTCACGCGGCGCCACACCATTCAAGGTGCTCTTAGCGCGTCACCGGACCGTTGATCGGGTTCGCGCCGGGCCGCGCCGTTCTCAGGGTGATTTGCCGCCTCGGGCCGCGATACAGGTCTTCACGTCGAGTCCCGCGACGGTGCACACATCGGATTCGTTGAGGTGCGGCGCTGAATCCATGATCGAGGTCGGATCGTTGAACCCCGCCGGTTTGCTCAGCTCTTTTTCGAACCACACCAGCCGCTGTGCGACTTCCATTGACTGATTGGTCGCATGCGACTCGATGTAGTTATAGCGGTCGAGTTCGAACGCGACCAGGTGATGCAGTTCGTGGGCGAACCCCCGCGGATCGCCGCCCGACCAGTTCGTCGCGACCTCCCATCTGGACGGGTCGACGTTGACCCGGAACGTGTAGGGGCTGCGACGTCGACGAATTTGAGGTCGACGCGGTAGCCCTTGGCGGACGCGGCCTTCTCGATGGCGTCCTCGATGCCCTTGATGGCCTTGACATCGTTGGCCGTTCCGGTGCCGGTCGGGATGAGCATGATCTCGGCTCTGACAACGATGTCGGTGGGAGAGGTGCGGTTGACGAAGTAGGTGCCGCCGCCGCGAACCTGCCCTTGATCGGAACCCATCCGCGGGCGCGCTTGGGGTCGGCCGCCGCTTTCTCCTCGAGGTCGATATCGGCCTGAGCGCTGGGCGTGGCCAGCCGCGCCCGCTCCTGTGCAGAGGCCGTCGATGTTGCGGTTTGTGTCTGCGCGGTGATTGCCGCCCCGGAACTATCTGGGGTGTCGAAGAGCTGCTTGAGTTTTCGGCACAGGTAAAAGCGCTCGGCCTGTAACTTCCTCGCCGCGATCTTGGCGAGGATTCGGTCGGCTCGCCGCCGGTCGTTCGGCTTGAGGCCTCTGTACGCGGCAGTGGCCTTGATGTCGATGACGAGTCCTCTAATCTCCTTTTCCAAATCAGCCAGTCCGCTGCCCTGGCGGTGCACCCGCTGTCCGCCTCCCCGTGCCTGCTGGACCACGTGGGTGAGTTCGTGCGCCAGGAGTCTGCGGCCGATGGCGGTGCCGGGTGCGTACCGGCCGGAGGCGAACGAGATGTCCGACCCGATCGTGAACGCGTTGGCTGACAACATACGGGCGTTTCGTGCGGCGGTGATGTCCGAATGCACCCTTACCGCACCGAGATCCGCCCCGAATTGGCGTTCGAAGTGGGCCCGGTCCGCGGGGTCAAGAGCCTGGCCGCCACCGCGGGCGTCGGCGGGTCGCACCGGCGGCTGCTCCGCTTCGTGCCGTTCGGCGGACCGCGTCACCACCTCGGCGACCCGGTCGGCCTCCTGCTCCTCAAGATCGGCGGGCTGGCTGACCTCAACCCCGGGAACCGCGTCGCGATCGACGGCGGCGCCCCCGAGGGCGGCGGCGCGGTACAGCACGGGCATCCCTCTTGTGGAGGCTTCGGCCCGACGGTCTGCCAGCCGCGTGGTGGGCATGGCATGCCGGTGCGCCGACCGAACCACAAGAAGTGGCGCCATGCAGACAAGTAAGGCAGGAAGTCACGTCAAATAAAAGGGGTAGACGAGATTGTCGGGGCGACGATCGGCCAGCCGGACATAGCTGATCTCGATCCAGACCAGGGTCGGGTTGTCGTCAGGTGTCACGGAGACGTTGGTGACCTGGATCCGCGGTTCCCACGTGTTGAGGGCGGCGGTGATGTCGGCGGCCATCGCGGTTCGCGTCGTCAACGTGTTGGGTGCCATCAGGTAGCGGCTCAGCCCGCAGCCGAAGGATGGCCGCATGATCCGCTCGCCGGGGTCGGTGTCGAGGATGGTTTCGATCGATTGCCGGACCAGATCCAGGCCGGCGACATAGCCGAGCTTGCCGTCGCCGTCGGGAAAAAGCGGAAAGTGGAAACCTGTCCCCAGCCACTGGTCAGCGACATCGGTCATGGGTCGATCGTGGGTCCGCGCCGTCACCGAACTGTTGCTAGGAACCGGTCGAGTGGCAGGCGACGCTGCGGTGACCGCGGCGCGCTTACGGTGGTCATGACGTGAGCAGGCAAGAACCGCACTGGCAACGCTGAGCAGCGCTGTTCGCGCACAGCGGCTACACCCAGCGGGCAAGCAAACCGCGCAGCACCCCATCACCGAACGCAGCCGTCCGGGTTGGATTGATTTACAACATCTGCTCGGCACCCGCTAGGCCGCCAGCCGTCTAGTCGTCGTCGCCTTGTCTTGCGAGTCCTTGCGTGTGACGCGCTCGGACGCCGACAAACCGCAGGCCTTGGCAACCCGTGACCTTGGGATCAAGGTCCAACCGGGCTCGCCGTGCCGGGGCCGCCAGATTACTCTCATATGCCGCTGGTGACTGCAATCGCCAGTCGACGAGTGCAACCGAGACGATGCCGACCGCCCCGACGAGCCACATGGCAGTGAGGGTTAGTAGGTGATTCAGGTGATCGAAGTTGATCACGGAGTCGGAAATTCGGCTCTATCAGATCTCGGTGCCCGGCTGCGCGATGCACGGCTTCGCATACACCTGGCCCGGGGCGTTGTCGACCATGCGGACCGCTACCACCAGCCGTGCCGCGATCGCCCGGCTGGACAGGCCGCTGGCCGCCATCCTGGCGATCTCGAGTTCGCGCGGGGTGAGGCCCGGCCGGCTCGTCCGCCGCGCCAGGGCGGTGATCCGGGCGCCCACGCACGCCGCGGCCAGCGCTGCCGCCCGGGCCGCGGATGCCACGGCGCGGCCGGCCCGGTCAGCCCTCCGGTACCCGGCTGCCGCCGCGGCCGACGCCTCGGCCGCGAGCAGGTGGGCTCCCAGCGCCGCGAACGAGGCGGCCACCTCGTCCGGGGCCGCGCCGTGGCCGGCCACCAGCGCCTGGACGTGACGGATGAACAGCGGTGCCAGGTCGCCCTGCACCGCGGTCTCGAGCTCGGCTAGCCGCGTTGCCGCCCGCGCGGCCGTGGCGAGGGCCAGGTCGATCGCCGCCTGGATCTCGCTACGGGCGGCGGCCACCCACGCGCGGGTCGGCCCCGCCTCGATCTAGGAGTACCCGCAGCCGCGGCCGTTCGCTATGCGGTGGTGCCCAGGGCCGCAGGGTGGGCATGAAACGCAGTACATCGACCAGGAAGACGGCGACGACGACGCGCTTGCGGCGGAGGCCGCCGAGTGGTCCGCGCACGACGGAAGGGAACACGCGAATGGCCCCACAGCCACGAATTGAGCACTTCGGCAGGCCCAAAGCTTCGGCCTACGCCTGGCGGTTGCCGGCGGATCATTATGAGCGCCGCTACGACGTGCACCACAACCGACCGGCGGTGACGTGCCGGTGATAGGCGGTCGGCACACTGGGTCGACCGCCGTGGCGTCAGATACCGAGGAGACAGTGGCGATGGCCTACCGCTCCGGAACGTTCGCGGAGCCGGCCGCCACACCAGATACGGTCCGTTCCCAGGATGCGCGGGCACCCAGGGCGGCCGGCGAAGCGCCGGCCACCGAGCCGGCGCTGACACCTCCTGGCCCGGCACCGCCGCTGGCACTGCAGTTGGCGCAGGTCATCCAGCCCCAGCGCAAGCCCGGAGCTGTCAGCGCTCCTGGCCGGTTGCCGGCCAGTGTCACGCAGGCCGTCGGGGCGTCCGGCGGACGGCCGCTCGACGGCGCCACCCGCGTCGCCATGGAACCGGCGTTCGGCCTCAGATCGATTCCTATGCGGTCGGGTGAAGGGAGTGAGCAGGCAACGGCTCCCGCCGCGGGGTCGCCGCCGGACGGCCACGCTCCTTCCCAGGCTCAGGCGAGCGCGGCAATCAAAGATGGAAGCGCAGCAAACAATCGGCAGTCCGCACAGAAAGCCGGGATGGAGGGGGATCAGGGAGTTGAGTCCAAGGGAACCGCGGCGACATCGCCGGCACACGGTCAGGGCCCAACTGCACACCAGAGCACGGCTACCCGACCCCCTGCCAAGAGGCCAACTAAAAGCGCAGCGGTACCTATCGGCGCGCCATCGGGAAGCCCCATGCCGCTCGAGCTGCCAGAGTACCGGGTAGACAGTGCGAACTCTCGCGCGGAGTCGACCGCCGGCCGACCGGCGGCAGCAAAACTCGACGTAAGTGGTCTCCTTGCGAGTCTGAACGAAAGGCTGGCCAAAGCCCGCCAACGCATTCAACAGCACGAGACCGCGGCGGAGGGTCAATTTACTGCACAGACCGAAAGGACCAAAGGGCTAGTCGCTTCGGAAGCTGCCGGAGCAAAAGCACAAATCTCCGGCAAATTCGCCAACGCCCGAAGCGCAGCAGCGCAATCCTTCAAGAAATCCACATCCGAGATTCAGGCTGCGCTGAGGAAAGCACAGGACGAGGTGGTAGCCGAACAATCGGCTCAACTGACACGGCTGCGCGACTCTTCCGGGGAAACGATCACCAAAATCAAAGGGCTGGGAGATCGATACGATCGCGAAGTTACTGCGATTGGAGAAAAGGAGGCTGGTCGCGCGGCACAGGTCTCGGAAGAACTGGCAGGAAAGTCGGAATCGATTGGAAAATCGCGAGCTTCTTCCGCTCCGGAGGAAATCCGGGAGGCTGTTGGGCCTGCAATGGAAAAGCTTGGTACCGACACAGGTAAGAATATGCGCGAACAGGGTGCCGAGGCCGGCAAAGGCGCCCGGGACATGGCCGCGAAAGCGCAAGGACCTTATTCGAAGGAGGTGGAGAAACTTGCTGCCGCGGCTACCGAAACAGTTGCAGAGGCCAGTGCGAAGCTCCAGGGGGTAGCGAAACCGGTGCTGGACAAGATCTCCGCTGTGATGCCCCAGGTCCTTTCAAGGCTGGAAAAGGCGTATGCGGACGTTATGGCCGGGTTGAGCAAAGCAGAGAAGAAGGCTCTGGCCGAAGTCGATGAGTCACAGGCAGCGGTGATGGCGCGTTTGGATCAGGGTGGAAAGGACGGCGTGAGCGCAATTCGAGCGCAAGCCGCGGCCAATGATTCGCAACTGGCGGAGTTTGTTCGTTCCTCGGAAGGAAAGTTGCAGGGTACACCTCAAGCCAACGCCGCGGCCGCCCACCGGTTTGTGAATGCGGCAGAGCGGACGATTGACGCCCGGGCCAACGGTTTCAGCAAGGCGTTGCAGGTTGGAGTCCACAAGTTCGAGGATTCAGTTTTGCAAACCCGTCAGGACTATAGCGAAAATCTGGCAACCGGCGTAACCGGCCTGGATGGATCCATCCATACGATCCTTGCTTTTATCGAAAGCGCGCTCAGTGGCGCGGGGTCGGGTGTAAATTCGCAACTCGCCCAGCTTATGGACGCGTTCAAAGGCGGCCTTAGCCAAGCGGTGGACCAAACCTTAAGCCAGCTTGCGGGAAGCGCTACCACACTCGAAGGTTCAGTGACAAGCGCGCAAACGAAAGCCGGAACCGATATAGCGGCCAACGTCGACGAGTTGTTGGACAAGAACCGGGATGAACTAGCAGCGCTCCCAGGCAAGATGGACGAGCTGCAGAACAAGGCTCTCGAGGAGAAACACAAGGGCTTCTGGGCCAAGGTTTGGGACTCCATCAAGGACATTCTCAAGAGCGCAATGTTCTGGGTCGGCGTGCTACTCATGGTGGTTGTCGCGGCGATTGGATTCTTCTTCGGTGCAACAGTGGCGTTGATTGTGGGCCTCATCATAATGATTCCGTTCGCGATCTACACGGTTTACCGGCGGATCAAGTCGCTATGGGATGATAACGCTCCCTGGTACCGGAAACTCGGGTATTTTGTTCTGATTTTGAACCCCGTTACGGGACCAGCGTTTATCCTGCTCGACACTCTTGGCATAGTTGGCTTGGTCGAGGGCGGGCTTGGGGTGGATGTAGTCACGGGCCGCAAGCTTTCGGAAGATGAGGCCGCCCAACGAATGGCCGCGGGCATTGTCGGTGTGGTGATGATTCTTGTGACCTGGGGGTTGGGCAAAGTTGTTCCGGAAGTTGTTCCGGAAAAGGGTGGCGGGTTTGAACCACCGCCAGAGCCAAAACAGCTACCCCCCGGACCGCCGCCGCCGGAACCGCAGCCGCAGCCAGTACCGCCGGGACCAAAACCCGAACCGCAACCACCGGGACCAAAACCCGAACCGCAACCACCGGGACCAAAACCCGAACCGCAACCACCGGGACCAAAACCCGAACCGGAACCACCGGGACCAAAGCCGCCTGAACCACAGCCTCCACCGAGGGATGCGGAAGGCAACTTCGACTTCACTGGCCGGACGCCCAAGGAACTAGCACGTGACTCGGACTCCCATCCCTATACAGGGGAGTCTGAAACGGACGCACAAGCACGCGCGAATCAAGCGCAAGAGTTTGTGAAGGGCAAGTTGCCGGAACTCCAGCCTTGCTTTATTGCTGGGACGCCGGTGTTGACGCCTGATGGATTCACTCCAATCGAGGAATTGCGGGTGGGGGCAACTGTACTGGGGATGGATCCCGACCTACCGCAGACTTTTCTTCCTTACCTCGTCACAGCGGTGTTCCAGGGAGAGTCCGACGCGTTTTGCAAGATCACCGCCGCCGGGCAGACGATCACGGCAACGCTGAATCATAGCTTCTATGTGGCCGGACGGGGATGGGTGCAGGCGCGCGACTTGCATATACAGGACACCCTGGTTACCGCGGATGGCGAGCCGTTCGTTATCGTGGGAGTTGTCCGGCTTTTGACCAACGGTTCGACAGCTACTTATAACCTGCGCGTGGCCGAGGTTTCGACCTATTTCGTGGGCGATCAACACCCAGTGCTGGTCCACAACGACGGCCCGAATTTCGACCGCACTTTGTGGTGGATTCTCGCCAATAAAGCGAAGTTCCGTCCTGACGATGTGGATGGTGTCTCGATGTGGAGGACAAACAGTCGAGAGGATGTAGTGAACCTGTTTAAGATTCGAAAGGGCATTGAACTGCGCTCATCGGGCGACGCCCACCAGGCTTACACTCCTGAAGAACTGGCTGCGAAGGGACTGAAGGTGGGAGAAACTCCAGGGAACGGCCCATTGAACAAGGTCCTGCAACACGGAAGCACAAGACCCGCGGATGCGCCTCAAGGTGATTTATCGGAGGCCGATATCCAGAGGACGGTGGACATTATCAACAAGGAATGTACACCGGCGGAGAAGTCGACCCCCGCCAAGATGGGCTGCAAGAAATGAATGACGTCTTGCAACGCTACCCAATCGCCGCCCTTCCTGGCAAAGGCTGCAGGCCAGTGCTCCGGGGGCAGACCATGGTGTGGTGCGAAGATCGAAGCCTTGTGGTTCTGGATTCCTCCGGAACTCGTTCAATCCCGGTGGACTGGGATGTGGACAGCTATGAACTGACGCCTGATGGGCAATTGGTGTTGGCTCTTGGCGACGACTCAAAACGGGCGCGAGTCTGGGAGACCGCCACGGGGAACCGGGTGTTTGATTTCACCGGAGACGTCAACCACAGGCGAAGCCTCCGTGGCGGACTCACACAATTCGGGGAGAAGCTGTACGCTCTTCTCGTCATACGGAATCAACCGATCTCCATCATGGAGTTGCCGGGTGCCGGCGAAGTGGGGTGGATATCGACAACTGGGATAATTTGGTTTCACCCGACGCGAATGTTCGGCTTGGCAGAGCACTGGCTTGCCGTTCATGGCTATTACGATGGAGAATCGCGAGACGTCATCGTTGTTTTTTCATTGCTTGAGGCAATGCAGGACCCGATGGTGCTGTATAGCGCGCTTACGGAAGATTCGAGCATTAGGGAATGGGGAGACACGCTCGCTGCCGGTCCGGCGGGCCCGAAAAATGCTGTGTTCTTTCGCGACGCCGATTGGGACGAAGACGAGCCGCCGGACGATCCAGCCGTTGTTTTTCACGGATTGGTGGTTTGGGATTTGAATTCCAGAGCGGTGATCCAGCGCATCGAATACCACGGTGAAGTGGCGGACGGTGCGACGATGGGCGCTGACGCGAACTGCGTTGCGATTGAGTTTGCGGAGCACGTGGAGATCGTTTCGCGAAGCTCGGGGGAAGTGGCGATTGTGGACGCACTTGCGCTGGACCCTTTTCAAATGCAGGTGGCGCGTTTGGACGTCGATGCAATATGCATCGTTTCCTTAGGACAATATGCATCGTTTCCTTAGGAGTTTGAGTTATCTGACTCCGATTGGGGTCGCTGCTTCTCTTTTCACGACCGATGCCGCGCAGTGCGGCTTGACCATCGCCCTGCGGGCAAAGGAATTCGGATCGGGTGCAACCCAGCGGCGAACGCGCAAGAAATTATGAGTACTGGGCAGCACCAGCGCCCCGGTGGTCAGCTCGTGTTGGGGGCGCGTGAAAGTTCAATGCCTCGTGCGCGCGACGCTTGGCCTCGGTTTCTTTGGGGTCAGTCGGTGACGTGATCCGAGGCCTCGAGGACTTTCGTGTCTGTGCAAACCACCACATGTCAGATCCGCCCGAAAGTTGCGCAAATCCGCGTTCGATTTAGCGGCTTTTCTTCAACTAAGTCGACGACCGTCACCGGAGCGTCGGTCCGTTCTCACCGCCTCTATTCGTCGACTGTCGGTGATGGGTCGTCTCACCGCCACCTCCATCTGCCGTTGCCGTTCCAACCCGTCATCGCCACCTCCGCCAGTAGCAAATTACATATCCATGGAATGCCGCTACCCGTTGGCGGCAACAGAGCACGCGCCGGGGCGCCCGGTTACGCGGCGCCGGATGGGTGGCCGCTCGCCTCGCGCACACCCCTCGCCCGACAGCGTCCTTTGGCCGATGCGCTCTCACATTCCGCCGTTCGCCGTCGCGGGTGGAGCATCATTTGTTCTCGCACAACGGATCCGGCACCTGCGGCAGTTCGGGTTCGGGCGACGGGGTGACCGCACCGGCCGGATCGATCATTGCGACCAGGGCCTGCGCCGTCGCAGGATCGTCAGGGAAGGGGGGGTTCGGCCCGGACGCGGCCGCGACAAGCTTTTCTCCCATGCCTTCGCCAAGGACCTGATCGAGGTCTGCCACCTCCGCGCCCGCGCCCGACATCACATTCACACCCGCAAAGAACCCGGCCAGCGCGGTCATTGCCACGCTTAGCCGTGGGAAGCAAAACCGCAACGCCAGCAGCCACCACAGTTGGAACGCAAAGACAATGATCGGCAGGAACATCAGGAACAAGAACAACGCCACGAGGAAGAACAACTCGAAGGCGAACGTGCACACCCCGCCGCCCGCGCCAAGCGAACCGCTCACACTGGGGAACGAGCCGAAAGGATCGAACTTGAACTGCGATCCGGGTGGCGTGGAGATCGACAGGCCACCCGGGCCCGGGGCGCGCCCGGCACGGGCGGCCAGCTGGCGAAGGTCGGGCGCCGAGATCGTCACCCGGCGGTTTTTCGTTCCGTCCGGGTCGTAGGGCGCCGCCAGCCGGAAGGGCTCGCTCGCCCCGCTTTCCCACGTTTTCGGCGGGCAGTGTTCATGTCCTGGCGCGGGTGCTTGCGTCGCGATGCAGACGATTTCGTAGATCGCGCGCTCGTCGAGTTTCGGCACGCTTTTATCAGATTGCGGCAACGAGGGATCGTTCCAGTGCTCGGCCGAATACGTCGGCACGACACCGAACCACAGCGAGCGCGTCCAGTCAGGATCGCAGGGATCGCGTGGCAGGCGCCACATCGGCAGGGTCTGTTCGGTTTCGGTGTCGGCGGGCTGGGCGGTGAGATCGGCCCACCTGCCGGAGCCCGTCTTGGAGTCCACGAGCCAGGCCTGATCGGTTGTGTGCGCGGTGACCGCGTGCAGCAAGTCCTTATGGTCCTCGACGAATCGTTGTCGGGCCAATTCGTGTGCGAACCAGATGTCCTCACGATCGCCGATCCGGCCTTGCTTGTAGCTGATGACGTCGGGGCTGTCACCAGGGTTGACATCGTCAAACACCGCTCCGGGGTCCTGCTGGGCCAGCAGGTCGAGCATGAGCTGGCGCGCGAGATTCTGAATATGCGCCTTCTTGCCCCTTACCGACGTGTGGCGCCGCCGCAGGACGAATTTCACGGTTACGTCATCGTGTTTGCCTGCGCGCGGCAGTCCCGGTGCGTCGCAGAACAATTCGACGACGACGGCGTAGAAGCGGTCGTGGGCCGGCTGGTACAGCTTGCGCAGCCGGGTGGTCACGAGCCTGCTCGTGGCGAACCGCTGCCGCCCTGTCCCGGGAGCCGGAAATGTGACTGGGACGGCGTACGACCAGTGGTCGTCGCTGGTGAACTTCAGCGAGTCTTGGGGGTCCGCGACGAGTCGTTTGGCGAAGTCGGTCTTGTCGTACTTCTGTAGAACTGGGCGCAGGGAGCGTGCGTCATTAACTGTGACGTTGTGGCGTTCGCGCTCGTACCACGGCGCGCGGAAGGCGATCTTGAGGTCAGTCACAGCAGATTCCCGACACCCGGTGAATAACCTGGGGAAAGCACGAACGAGTCGGCGATCACGGTGTCTGCCTTGACGATCCCGCTGAAGGTCGACACCGCGGCGTCGACCGAGACCATCGGCGCGGTCACGTGCAGCTGGACATTGGCGTTGACGTTTATGTCTGTGGCGTCGAGCGTGATGACGCAGCCCATGCCGTGCCGGACCGTGACCGTCTGGGCAGCCTCGTCCAACACCACCTGGTGGCCGGTGCGCATGGTGATGCTGACCTTCGCGGCGCCGGCGGTGTCGTCGAACTCCAGCCTGCTGTCGGCGCGGGTGCGGATCAGCCGAATGTTGTTGGCCTGCTCGGGTGTTGCCGCGGTCGCCTCCTTGCCGTTCCAAACCGAGCCGACGATGTAGGCCCACTCGAACAGCCCCGCCCCGAAGGCAATGATCACTTCACTGTCGACCGCCGGCATGACCTGCAGACCCTGGTTGTTGTCGGCGTACGGCGAACACAGCCGCGCCCAGGTCCGCACGTCGCGCTCACCGTCGCCGGTGATCCACGGGAACTTCACCTCGACACGGCCCAGGTTCTGTTCATCGACGATGTTCGTGACGATCGCCGGGTACACGCCGTGGTAGCGGGGACCGCCGTCGTCGGGTGGGGCCGGGAGCGCCATCAGGCCGCCTCGTTGACGGTGGAGCGTTCCGCGTCGAAGTTGGTGCGCAGGCCGCAGATCAGGTCGTAGGTGTGGCGCACCCGGGTGACGTAGTAGCCGTCGCCTTCGAACGGCGGCCCGACCCGCTGCAGCTGCAGTCGGCTGCCGACCACCATGTCGGGTGTGCCGTGGGTGGTGCCGGTGGCGGTGACGAACCTTCGTGCGCGGCGCAGCATTTCGGCCTTGGCCCACGCGTTCGCGTCGCCCGTAGCGACCGCGGTTTCGCGCACCCGCGTCGAGACGCTGGCTCCGAGCGCGCGCTCGACGATCCGCGGCCCGGTGCGTCCGGCGGTGATCTCGGCGTCGACCACATCGGCGCTGGCGCTCTCGTCGATCGCGTCGCGTGCAGAGACGTCGTAACCGGTGATGCGCACCGCGCTGCGCTGGTGGGCCAGGTCCGCGCAGATCCGCAGCGCCAGCAGGTCGTTGCCCTGTACCAGGGTCAGCGTGGTGCCCTGGCGGCGCGGCCGTGACGCCATGTGCAGGGTCTGCCCGTCGCACCACAATTCGGCCTGGACCAAACGGGCCCGACACCGCAGGAACGCCAGGTCGCTCTGGTTGATCTGGTGCACGACCTTGTAGCGGGGGCCGTCGATGTCGGCCTGCGGCGACAGCCCGTGGAATCCCGCGATGTCGGACAGGATGTCGCCGTCGGTGGCGTCGCGGTAGGTGTGCATGCGACGGGTCATGCGCAGCTTCATCATCGGGTCTTCGGCCAGTACCGCCACCAGCGGCGGCTCGGCGTCGGTGTAAATGACTTCGATCGCTGACACGGTGCCCTCGAAAACGTCGCGGCGGGCACTGTCGGGACCGACCGCTACCTTGATGGCCTTGCCGAAGTCGATGGAGCCGTCCAGGTGCAGCATCTGCGTTCCCGGTCCGGTGGCGCCTGCCCCGACGGCGATGAAGTGCGCCTCCAGCGTCCGCAGGCCTTCCACGCCCTCCTCGATCACCAGCCGTTGGCAATCGCGGGCCAAATCGGGTGCCAGTTGCTCGTTGATCAGAAAGACCGGTGCGACGGCGGCGTAGACCGGCTCAGTCATTGAAGTCGTCCGCCTGCACTCGGCTGGCCAGCCAGTCCAGCCGCGCCCGCGACTGAAGCCAGCGTTCCTCGTACTGGCCCGGGACGTCCTTGCCCTGCGCGCCCTTGGGATCCTTAGTCACCGGCGCATCGCCGGTCGGCACGATTGAGATCTCGACGTCGCCCACGTGGACTCCCACCGTCGCTCACCTCCCCGGTGTCCACCTCATCGTTCCGGGGCCGTCGTCACGGGACCGTTGCAGCGCGTCGACGCCGGTGCGGATTCCGTCGTCGTCGGTGAGCTGCTGCCACGGCGGCCCGGATGGTAACTCGACGATTTCGGCACGCTGCGCACGCGCCGAAACGCTGACCGGGCCGCCGGCGGCGACGCCGGTTACCGTGACCGCGGTTGCGCGGGCGCGCAGCGGGATCGACATCCCGTAGCTGGTGGCGCGGGCGTCGACGGTCGCGGCCGCGGCCGACGGCGAGGCCACAGCGGAAACACTCAGTGATCCTTGGACCGGCCCCGGCGGGACCTCGAAGGAGGACCGGGCGGAGGTGGTCTGGGCGTCCGCGCGCGCCGACGCCACGAGGTTGGCCGACGCCGCGACTCCGCCGCCGGCGGCCAGCACGAAGCCGGCCGACATCTGGTCCGACGCGCCGACCGATCCGCCGGCCGTCACCGGCACCGAGCCGCCGAACGACGCGATCTGTGACACTTCGGCCGACGCCGACCCCGCCACGTTGGCCGACACTCCCGCGCCGGCCGACACACCGACGCCGGCCGATCCGCTGACGCCGACCGCCGCGCCGGCCGACACACCGACGCCGGCCGACACGCCCGCCGTGGCACCGATGCCAAGCGCACCGCCGAGCGCGGCCTCGGCGGAGACACCGGCGCTGGCCGAAAACCCGGCCGACACACCGAGTCCGACACCGGCGCCGAACGCGGCACCGGCACTTGCCCCGATGCTGATTCCCGCGCCGGCCGTGATGCCGGCGTCCAGCTGGACCTGCGCACCGGCGGCCAGACCGATCGGGTTGTTGAGCCCGTTCATCGCGGCGCGCCAGGCGGAGGGGTCCGCCCCGGTGCGGGTCAGCAGCTGTTGCACGCTTTCGCCCGCGTTTGCCGGTACGACCGAGGTGGGGTTGGGCGTGCCCTGGGTTCCGGGGGTCGACCCGCGCGGAGACTCGCCGGGTTTGGTCACATTGATGGCCTGGGACGCTCCCGGTCCGATCGCGTTGGCCTCGAACTTCAAATTCTGCTCGGTGATGGTAACGCTGAGCTTTGCCCGCAGCGGCGTGCCGTCCGGAGCGAAATAGTCGAGGTCCTCGGTCAGGTTCGTGACGATGCCGGGGAAGCTGAGTGGGCCCCACTGGAAAAGGATGCGCGGGGGCGGGTCGGTCTTGTTGGCGCCGCCGGGTTCGACGAATTTGCGGACGTCGGCGGTGAGCTCGCGGACGTCTTTTGCCTTGCCGGCGACGGCAATCTCGCCCGTGTCGAACTCGAGGTCGAAGCTCAGCGTTGCCGGCTGCGGCGCCGAGTGCTGGCGTTTTTGGCCTTGCGTGGTTGCGGCGCTGTCGGGGTTGTTGGTCCTGCTGATCTTCAAGGAGGTGGGGTTGAACTGAACGGCGATCGTTTCTTGCGCAACCAGCGGGGCGTCTTTGGTCTGCGCCTTGTCGGGCAGTTTCGAAATGTGGGCCTTGTCAACCTTGGCGGTGGTCGGGGCGGTCATCAGGCGTTCCCCAGCCGCAGGCCCTCGTGCGCGATGTGCAGCTCCTCGATCGCCACCTCACCGGTTTTCGCGTTGAGCGAGGGTCCGGCAACCTTCACGGGTAATCCGCGGTCGAAATGCCAATTTGCCGTGACGCGCTGGTTCGTCGGATCGAGCACGCTGACGATGCCGTTGTAACGCGGAATCGGCACCAGACCATACACGGTCGCGCTCAGCCAGTCCCACAGCGTGCTGTCGGCGGACCCGCCGTTCTTGACGAACATGCCGCGTTTGAGCACGATCGGCTCGAGTTTGACGCGGCCGACCCGGCGGACCACCCCGTAGTTGAACCCGCCTTCGAGGTATTCCTTAACGTCGGCCTCCAGGGTGAGCCCGCTGCACTCGCTGAACCCGCCGGTGCCCAGCGACGACGGCCAGCCATCGACCGCCTCGTTGATTGTCAGGTCGACCTGGAAACAGAAGGTCTGAACAAGCTCGACCGGACCGGTCATGGCGCACCTCCCCCGCCACTGGCTGCCACCTCAACCCGGCCCGAGGAGTCCTGCGTGATGCGCAGCACCAGATATTCGAGTGGCGACGCAGGTGCGACACCCACCTCGGCGATCAGCCGGCCGAGATCCTGCGAGGAGCGCGGATTCAGCGCGTCGTCGCACCGCACGAAATACGAGTCGGCGTCGGTGGCCCCGGCGAACGCGCCCGCGCGCTGCAGCCCCCGCAACAACTGCGTGATGGCGAAGGTGAGGGTGCGGCGCAGACCGGGTGTGTTGGGCTCGAATACCAGCGACTGAGCCTGTAGCTGAAGGGTGAGCTCCAGCATTGTCATGAGGCGCCGCACGCTCAGCTGCCGGTAGTCGGGGTCGCTGGACATGGTGCGGGCGGCCGTCAGCCGGAACCCGTCGCGGTCGACGCGGTAGACGTTGATCCCGGCCAGATGCAGCTGGCTGTGCAACGCGTCGCTGACGCTCGCCGCGGCGGCCACGGCACCGACGGCAAGCTCGTTGGCCGGGCCCCACCACACCCCGAGCCGGCGCTCACGGTCGGCGATAACGGCGGCCGCGAACACCGACGGCGGCACGTCGACGAGCGGCCGCGACGGGTCGTCAGGGCGCGGCACGCCTAGCCACGGGTGGTAGGCGGCGGCGAAGCTGCTGTCGAATTGGGCACGCCAGCGCAGGATCGCGGGCGCGGGGATGCCGTTCGGGACGTCAAGCAGCGCGACGAACTGGCGGCGGAAGTCGGCGGCGGCAACGAGGCGTTGCTGGCGTCGGGTGATCTGGTCAAGCTGGTCGCTCAGGCGCGGATCGAGCCGGGTCATCACCACGTCGACGGGCGTTGCGGTGGGAGCGGCCGCTGTGACGCAGGGCTCAAACTCGCCGCTGGTCGGCACGCGCGGCGCCGTTACCGGCGGCGGGATCGGGGGCCCTTGCCATTGCCAGTCGAGGTCGGGCACGCACAGTAGCCCGATGCGATCACTGCCGTCCCTGCGCTCGCTGCACGGTCGAGCGCGGTCGTTTATTTGCTGCTCGCTGGCGGCGGGTCCGTCGGTCAGGTCGGCTTGTTGGAGTTCGTCGCATGGGTGGAAAAAACTGTCCACACCGCGGTGGCGGTCCCACTCGCCAAGGGGATCGGCGCCCGGGTCGTCTTCAAAGAAGCTGTCGATGTCGATCGCGTTCCAGCGGTCCTGCCCGTCCGATTCGCTAACCGCCTGCACCGACTCCAGCAGCGGCCCGGGGGCAATCCGCTCGCTCCAGACGCCTATTGGGGCGACCAACTGCGACGCGTCGGCAATCGCCGCGTAGGCGAATTTGGGGTGATCGGGGTGCAGTCCCAGCCCGCTCAGCGTCTCGGACCTGTCGATGGTGGGATCGCCGTCGTCGACGCGCAGCGTGCCGGTGATCACCTCGCAGTCGATCGCGACCGCAGCCGGGAGCGGGGGGCTGACCACGGCGATGGACGGTCCGGGCGCTTTGGGCGGGACCAAATCGACAACCCAGCACAGGATTCCGCCGGCGGGCGACCCCGCGGCGTGTACGCGCAGCAGCGAGCCAACCGGGACGTCTGTACCGGCCAGCAGGTGCAAACCTTCGGGGGTGGACATGAGTGACATCGATGCCGCGACGACGAAGTCAAGCCAGATACTCAGCGCGTTGCCCCAGGAGCCCTCGTCGGCGGCGGCTAGCTGGTAGGGACCGAGCCGGAACGTGGCGGTCGCGGCGTCGGCCGCGGGATCCGGCCCTGTGTGCGGGCCCGCCGGGGCTACCCGCACCACGTAGGCGGTGGTGCCCCCCTGGGCGAAAAACGCATCGACCGCGTACGGCAGCAGCCGGTAGGGGCCACCGGGCTCGGGCGGCTCGAAGCCGCCGAACGTCCGCTGGAAGTCGGTCCAGCTGTCTACCCGTGTCGGCTCGTTGACCGGGCCGCGCAGCGCCACTCCGACGAACCCGGCGATGTCGAGCCGTATCGGGGCGAACGCGAACGACGCCCGGTCCGGTGACCGATAGATGCCCGGTGCGCCGAGGTTCAGCCCGCTGGTCACCGACGCCCTCAGGTGGACTGGAAGTCGATGCGCTCGGCGACGAGATGCAGTTCCTCCATGGCGACCTCGCCGCCGCCCTTGGCGGTGAGCGTCGGGCCGACCCACTTCTTCGGCTGGGCCTGCTGAAGGATCCACGAGCACACCGGCGAGCGGGCCTCGTCGAGCAGCGTCACCGTGACGGTTCGGGGGTCGAAGGTCCCTTCACGGGTGTTCTTGAGCCAGGTGAACAGAGTCAGGTCGCCGATCACGCCGCGCTTGAAAGTGACGTCGTCGGTGCTGTTGACATTTGCCACCTTGCGGACGTGGTTCTCCGGGTCGTTGCCGTTGCGGTACTCGGAGTACTTCACCTCGTTGCCGAGACCGCTGACGTCGGAGAACCCTCCGACGATCTGGTCGTCACCGCCGGCGGTGCCGAGCTTGACCATGAAATTGAATGCCCCATAGGGGTTGTCGCGCTGTGCCATGGTGTCCCGTCCTTACGCCGTCGGTCTGAATCTCGTTGAGGTGCAACGAGTTGTGGTTAGCTCTGGGTAGCGTCGGCCGTCCACTGGCCGATACGGAAGATGACGAACTCGGCTGGGTAGGTGGGTGCGACACCGATCAGGCAGATGAGGCGCCCGTTGTCGAGATCGTTCTGAGTCATCGTGGTGCGGTCGCAGCGAACGAAGTAGGCCTGTTCGGGTTTGGTTCCCATCAGCGCGCCGGTGCGCCAGGTGACCAGTAGGAAATCCTCGATGGTCTGCCGGATCGAGGCCCACAGCCGCTCATTATTCGGCTCGAACACCGCCCATTGCGTTGACTTGTCGATCGAATGCTCGAGATAGATGAACAGCCGCCGGACGTTGACGTACTTCCATTCCGGATCGGAGCTCATCGTGCGGGCACCCCAGACCCGGTTGCTGCGCCCCTCAAAGAACCGCAACGCGTTGATGCCCTCCGGGTTCAGCACCGACTGACGGTCATAGGTCACGTTGAAGGCAAGCTTCGTCATCCCGTACACGACCTCGTTGGCCGGCGCCTTGTGCACACCGCGTTCGATGTCGCTGCGGGCGTAGATGCCGGCGGTGAACCCCGACGGCGGCAGCGTCAGCGTGGCCGGTGGCGCACCGGGATCGTTTTTGGCGGTCGGGTCGAGAATCTTGACCCACGGGTAGTACAACGCCCCGTATTTGGAGTCGAACTGCGACCGGAAATGCCGCACCTGCGAGATGGAGGAGTCCGTCGGCGGATCGACGATCGCGATGCGGTATTTGAGTTGTTCGCAATGATCGAGCAGGTTCTGCACCGCCTCCGGCTGCGCGGTCAAGTCCAGCTTTGCCGTGTCGGGGCAGGCGACGATCGCGATGTCGTCGATCTCGCCCAAGGCGGCCAGGCCGGTTGCGGCTATCGTGGCGTCGTCGGGGTCCGAGGGCTGACCCTGCAGATCGGCGGCACTCGGCGCGGTGTCGCCGCCTGCGCCGGACAGAAACAGAGGTGAGCTCTGCCCGATCAGCGCCCCCAGCAGCGCCGCGCTGTCGGTCGGTGACGCCGCAACGGGGCGGTCGAGCCACACCACCGCGGTGTCGTCGCTGGGATCCACGGCCTGCAGCACGTTTGCGATGGCCCTCGAGTGCGGCTTCTCCAGCTCCAGGCCGGAATAGTCGTCGCTGCGGTTGACCCCGAAGCTCCCGAAGCTAACGGTGACGTTCAGGGTGATGTGGAAAGCCGCATTGGTGCCCGCGGGGACGGGGTCCACCCCATTGGTCGCGTTGCGGAACCCGAGTGTGCCGTCCGGAAGTGTGTCCACGATTCGGACGTTGGCGGGTACCGGCGCAGTGGTGTCGGGCGGCGGATTCACCGGGTCGTTGCCGAGCTCGACCGCCGCACCGGGCAGCACGCCCTTCAGCGCGGTGCCCACCAGCACGTTCTTGCTGCGCACAAATTTGACCGCCACGCTGATGGTGCTACCCGCTTCACCGGGCCATCGGGCGCGCCAGGTGGCCACGGCCGCGTTGGCGGGGCCGACCGCAAGGCTTGAAAAGTTCTTGTCCCGGTCGATCCCGCCGGCTTGGGTTTTGGTGAACGGGAATACCCGCGAGACGTAGAGCCGCCGCCCGCCGTTCTCGAAGAACGCCCGTGCCGCGTGGGCCAGGTAGATCTGTTCCCCCGACGCGGTCACCAGCCCGCCGTACGAGCGCTCGTACTCGGTGTAGCTGGTCACCAGCACCGGTTTGGGGGTCATTGCCACCGTGGGCTGGTCGAGCTTGTAGGCGACGGGCCCGTATTCGGTGCGACCCGCCATGCCGAATGTGCTGGTGGGCACCCCCTCGATGGACTTCGACCGGAAGCTTGTCTCCTCGACGTAGACCGCCGGAGTCAGGTATTCGGGCATGCGGTTACCTCCTCGGTCATGGTGTGAAGACGACGGGCTGGGCCAGGGCGAGCAGCTCCCCGACCGGCACCGTCAGGTGGGGCGGGGGCGCGGTCGAGGGGACGTATCCGGTCGGCGTCGACACGCCGCGCAGGATGTCGTTGTCGAGGTCGCCGGGTTGGGGTGGCGCCGAGGAGCGGGCCACGTTCTCGACGACCAGATCGGCCAGCGGATCGGCGGGGTCGGGTGCCGGCGCGGCGTTCGGCGGTGTGGCGATGATGTCGAGGTCGACGTCGATCGTGCTGGGCGGAGGCGGGGGTGTCGTGCCCATGTCGGTGATGACGAGCAGGAACTCCCCGCGCTCGTCGCCGTGCGCGGCGCCGACCCGGACGTTGCCGGGACCTTTTGCGAACAGCCGGGGCCAGCGCACCGGCTGCCCGTTGAACACCACCTGGCCCCGAATGCCCGTGGTGCCGCGCGGGATCGGATTGGCGGCGCCGGGAAACAGGTAAGGCCCCAGCAGTCTGGAGGTCATCGGAACGTAGGGCCCGGTCGGGCCGCCCGCCGGGGTCGGGTCGGCGCGTTCGAGTTCGAGGCGTGTCCACAACGGGATCGCGAAGCGGCGCGGGACGAAGCGGCGGCGCGGATCGTCGATGCGCACGGTGATCGTGGGCGGCGACCCGTCGGGGTTGACCTTGATGCGGTTGGGGCCGCCGATCCGGTAACGAAGCTTGAACCGGGCGGTTCCGTTGGTCTCGAAATCCAGGCACGGCCAGGGATCGGCGAACCGGGCCGCGGTGGCGCGCAGCCGCGGCGGTACCTCTTGGCCAACACGGACGGCGGTGGCCAGCGGAGCGCCGCTGAGGGCGTCGCGGGGCTCGACCCCGAGGGCGAGTCGGTGCAGCACGTCGGCCGGCCCGACGGAGGTGGCGATGACGGACGTGTCGGTCACGGATTCACCCCGGCTGCAGCGACGGTGGCGACGGGTTCGCCGTCCGACTCAGGTCGCCCGTCGAGACGGATGACGCGCGCCAGGTACGGCAGAGAGAGCCGATATTTGGTGGTGAGCGCCTCAAACGCCTCGCTCATCGAATCGAGCGCCAAGTCATCGCACACGACTTGGATCGCGTCGCCGGGTGACCAGTCGCCGCTGTTGTGCAGCAGCGGTCCGGTCAGAATCGGTTCGCTTTCCAGGATTTGCGCGGTGAGGCCCAGGTATTCCAGCTCGGACTCAACGGCGGTGTCCCATGCGGCGATGAGAAGCTGCATGCGAAGCGGCAGCCGCGGTATGCCGTCGCCGTAGGCGACCGACGACCATCCGGGGCGGGTTTCCCGGTCGACGGTGATGCGGTAGCAGAACACCGAGATCGCCGGGTATTGGATGACAGCGGCGGGGTTCGCGTTGACCTGATCGAAGTCGACCGTACCGGCGAGCACCGCTTTCAGCGGCTTCGGCGCCGGCGGCAGCAGCTCCCCGAACCTGCGGTTGAGCAGGTCGACGATGCTCCTGCCCACCGCTGCCAATGCCCTGTATCCGGCCACAGCGACATCGTCGGGTGCAAGCCGTCACCCGACCGTCGCCACGAGTTTCCGAGCGGTCGTGCTCGGGCCGCGACGTTGTGGTGACACCGCGGGGCGAAACTTCCCGGTGCGTCCGGATGAAGGGAATGGCCATGGCAACCGAGCAACCCCGGCAGGACTCCGAGTACGAGAACAACGGACCCAATGACGGGTGCGCCGAATGTGATCCGGCGCGAATTGACGACCTGAAGTGCAACGCGGCGGGTGTAGCCGCACAGGCGGCTTACAACGCCCAATACCAAGACGCGGTCGCAGCGGCGCAGGCCCAGTTCAAGGTGGTCCGCGACAGTTACCGCTCGACCCGCAGCGACGTGGTGCTTGAAGTTCAGGACATGCGTCACCAGATCAGGCGGGTGATCGACCGAATCAAGTGTCTGATCAAGCAGGAACGCGTAGTGCGCTGCCTCGACGAGGCATGGGAAGACGTCCGCGAACTGCTCATCGACTGCTGGCAGGGCGGCTGCTGCGTCAAAGATGACGAGTGCATATTCGACATCGACGACTGTGAGACCGAGCCGCAGCTAAAGCACCGCGTCGCCGAGTACCTCGAGCATGCCGCCAAAGCGCAACAGTGCTTCCAGACGCTGACCGGCGAGCCGGCGGCGCTTGCCCAGCGCGTGAGCGACCGCAAGACCGACCTCGATGCTATCCTGGCCCAGCTCGCGGGCGACCCGGCAAAGACCGACCTCAAACGCGTGTACGCCATGGCGCTGGTCGAGCAGTACAACCTTTCGATCGTGTGGAACGGCTTCAGGGAGACGAAAGACTTCGTCGACTGCTTGTGCCGGGCGCTGACCTGTTGGACGGAGGGATCGGTGGCCATCGCGGTCCTGAAGGGCAGGCTTGCGGTCCTGGATTGCAAAGAGCAGGCCGGAAAAGACCGCTGCGCATACGTCCAGGGGCACCCCGTGGATGAGGTCCTCATGATTTACGACAAGAAGTGCGGCGGGGACCCCTGTCCCGAACGAGAAGACGACGAAGAGGACGACGAAGAGGACGAGCGCGAGCGCGAACGACGCTACCGCGAGGAGGAGCGCGAGCGCGAACGGCGCAACCGGGAGGACGAGGACGACGACGAGGACGACGACGAGAGGCGTCGCCGCCGCAGCGAAAGGCGATATGGCTCCACGCCCTAGTAGCAAGTCGTCAGGCGTGACGTGCCGATCGCCTCGCCCGTCGCCGGATGTTGCCGCAGTTGCCTCCATCCCTAAAAGCAAAGCGACGGAACGTGATTCAGAGCGCGGAGACCCGTCTCGGGGCAGTCCGCGCGGCCACCGGCCCAGAGCACACACGTCAAAGCGGCCACCGAGCTCGCGGACAAACTAGACCTACCCATGCACTAGAGGTAAGCGTCACCGCATCCGATACCGTGGCCGCCAGCACGGTGCAAATCACTATCGGGACCGATTTCCAAGCTCCATTAGCTTGATCACGTGTCGGGCAATCGGAATATGCGGAATCGCGCAAGGCCTGCCGATCGTCTCGCCCAGAGGCGATGGGGACGTCGACCAGGGTCG